ATTTTGCATCTCAAACAGTACAAGATATTAAATGGGGTAGATCATAATGCAAGATATTATCTCTCTTTACAGAAACTATAACAGATATGATGATTGCTCAGATAATGATTTAATTAGTTATCTTATACCTAGCATATCTTTAAATCAATTTAAGAAACACTACGATAATAATAAATTAATAGGATTTACTAATTGGGGTTTGTTATCTGATAAAGCACATAATCAATTTAAACAAACGGGATTGATAGATAATAAAGATTGGAACTCAGGAGATAATCTTTGGCATATAGAAACAATTTGTAAATATAATCTTAAAAATATTATGAAGTGGACTAAATCATTCCTAACTAAACAATTTGGAATAGGTAAAGAAATTAATTGGATAAGAATTAAAGATAATAAAATTGTTAGAACTGTAACAAGAACAACTAAAGAGGCTTGGTTATAATGGGTGGATTTGTAAAAGCAGTAACTTCAGTATCTAAATTCTTTAAAAACATGAATCCTTTAGTGTCTTTAGGTATAACTTTATTTATATCTTGGGCATTAAGACCAAAAGTTCCTGAGATACCTGATTTTGGAACTAATGAATTTGATGATTTTGAAAAAGGTTTATTAATTAACAAACAATCTAACGACTCTAATATTCCTGTAATCTACGGAGAAAGATTAACAGGTGGAACTAGAGTGTTCATGGAAACTTCAGGAACAGATAATACCTATCTTTATATGGCTATCGTTATGGCAGAGGGGGAAATAAACGATATAACAGAAATTAGAATTGATGATAAACCTGTTACATTTGCTAGTGGCTTTTCAGATGGCACAGCAGTTGAAGTTGATAGTTCAGATAGTAATTTTTATAAAGATGATGAAAGTTTAATTAGATTAGAGCCTCATTATGGAACAGATGGTCAATCAGCATCTACATTATTATCTACATTAGATAGTTGGGGAAGTAATCATAAACTAAGTGGCTTATGTTATTTAGCATTAAGGTTTAAATGGAATCAAGACTCATTTACTGGTATTCCAAAAGTACAAGCTAAAATACAAGGTAAAAAAGTTAGAACTTTTAATGCAAGTTTAGTAGAACAATCAGCTACTTATGAAACTAATCCAGCATGGTGTTTATTAGATTATTTAACAAACACAAGATATGGAAAAGGATTACAAGATTCAGAAATAGATTTACAAAGTTTTTATGATGCCTCAGTAATTTGCGAAACTCAAGTAACACCATATTCAGGTGGAAGTGATATTAATATTTTTGATATAAACACAGCCTTAGATACTTCTAAAAACATAATAGAAAATGTTAGAGAGTTATTAAAAGGTTGTAGAGGTTATCTGCCTTATAATGCTGGTAAATATAATCTTATTATAGAAACAACAGGCACAGCAACTGTAACACTAACTGAAGATGATATTATAGGTGGTTATTCATTATCAACTCCACCTAAGAATGAAAGATATAATAGAGTTATCGTTGGATTTGTAGACCCTGATAGAAATTACCAAGTTAATGAAACACAATTTCCACCAGTAGACGATTCAGGATTACCAAGTGCAGATCAACACGCAACAATGAAAGCACAAGATGGTGGATTTTTATTAGAGGGTAGATTTAATTTCACAACATTAACAAATCAATATCAAGCTGAAGAAATGGCTGAAGTTATTTTAAGAAGATCAAGAGAGGCTTTATCTTTAGGTCTTAATATTAATTTTAATGCTTATGATTTATCTATTGGAGAAATCGTAAATATTACACATAGTTCTATGGGCTTTAGTGCTAAACCTTTTAGAGTGATTGGTATTACATTTAATCAAGATTTTACAATAGGATTATCTTTAGTCGAACATCAAGATAGTCATTATACTTGGGCTACTAAGACACAAGCACCAACTATACCAACAACTAATTTACCTAATCCATTTTCTATTTTACCACCAGCAAGTTTAAGTTTAGATGATGACTTAGTAGAATATTCTGACGGAACTGTTTTAACTAGATTATTAATTAACATAGGAGAATCTACTGACCAATTTGTCGAAGATTATGAAGTAGAAGTAAAACAAACATTAGATAAAAATGGCAACGCAGTAACAGAAGATTATAAATTAGTAGGAGAGGGTAAATCTACTCAATATCAAGTTCTCAATGTAATTGATGAGGCCACATATTCAGTTCGAGTTAGGGCAATCAACGGACTTGGAGTTAGATCAACATTTGTTACAGATACTAGAAAAATAATTGGTGCTACAGATACTCCACAAGATGTTGAATCATTTAATATTTCAATGGTAGGGTCAAATCAAATGCAACTTCAATGGAAATCCGTTGCAGATTTAGATATTGAATTTTATGAAATTAGATACTCTGTAGGTGCATCTCCTGTTGAATGGTTTGATACTACTAATTTAGTACAAGTACCTAGAAGAAAATCAAACTCTGTAACTATAAATGCACTTAAACCACCATATCATTTATACATAAAAGCAGTTGATAAGTTAGGAAATGAATCTGCAAATCCATCTATTATTTCTTCTAATGTAACTCGATTAGATGCTTTTGAAGATATTGCTACAATTAATGAAGAACCAACTTTTACTGGAACTTATACTAATACATTTTTAGGTGCAGATAATAATAATAACCCAGCAGTTACTTTAGATACTATTTCTCTTTTTGATGACAGGGCTGGAGATTTTGATGATGCTGATAGTTCTGGTTTCTTTTTTGATACAGGGGGAATAGCAAACAATATTCAATCATCTGGTAATTATTTATTCAATAACACATTTACTTTAGATGCTATTTATGATGCTACTTTCCAAGTAGAATTAACTATGCAATCTGATGACCCTTATGATTTATTTGATTCAGGTCGTGGGGCTTTGCTTTTTGACAATGCTAAAGCACCCTTTGACGGAAATGCACCTACTAATAATACAGCTTTAATCTCTGTAGGAAGTTCAACTACAAGTCTTGGAGATATATCTAGCTTCACAACAGTAGCACAACAAGGAACATTTAAAGGAAGATATTTTAAATTTAAAGTAGATTTAAGTTCATTAGATAATAAAGCTAAACCATTGGTTACAGGATTACAGGTTAAATTAGTATTAGAAAAAAGAACAGAAACTGGAGATGATGTATCATCAGGATTAACTACCAAAACAATTACATTTACAAATAATTTTTATCAAACTCCAAACATTTCAATTACAGGTCAAGATTTAGATTCTGGCGATTATTGGGTAATCACAAATAAATCAAAAACAGGATTTGACATAGTGTTCAAAAACAGTAGTAATACAATAATTGATAAAACTTTTGACTACCAAGCGATCGGTTATGGATTGCAAACTTAATAAAAAAGGAGTATAAGAAGTCATGGCACAAGTTTCAGATGTATCGTTGGCAAACCAGAGTTTCGGAACATTCCGTTCTGAACTTAACTCAATTTTAGAGGCCTTAAATACCAATCATATTGGTGCTTCAAGACCAGCATCAGCAGTAGCTGGTAGTATCTGGCTAGACAACTCAGTAACCGACACCATTTCTATTAAGCTGTTTGATGGAACAGATGATTTAGAATTATTTAGTATCAATACATCAACAAATGCAATAACCCTACCAAGTGGAGTAACAGTTTCAGAAACTGACCCTAATTCAATTCCATTTGCAGTAGCTTTAGGAAGTTAAGGAGAAAATATGGCAAATAATTTTAATGATGCACAAGTAAGTCTAACAGATGCAACTCTGACAGATGTTTATACTGCTTCAAACAAATCTTTAGTTATTGCTGGAACAATCTCTAATACCACAACAACATCAATGAATGTATCAATCAAGAAATATGATAACTCAGCAACTGCTGGAAAATTCATATTCAAAGATGTACCATTACTAAGTGGTTCATCACTAGAACTACCAAAAATAGTTTTAGCAAGTTCTGATAAAGTACAAGCACAAACTGATGATGCTAGTGGTAATTGTGATGTTCATTTGCAATTATTAACTGATGTATCGTAAGGAGTTTAAATGGCTTATATAGGAAACTATCCAGCTGAAACACAAACTGTAGATTTAAAATGGGATACAGGTATTAAAACTGCATCTTTTACAGCAGAAGCTGGAAAAGGATATTGGATTAATACAACATCAAGTGCAGTAACAGTTACATTACCATCTTCAGCTAATGCTGGAGATACAATAGAATTTTCAGATTATGCAAGAACATGGGGAACAAATAATGTTACAATAAATCCTAACAGTTTAAATTTTCAAGGAAACTCATCTCCTAATCCTGTTTATGATGTTGATGGTCAATCAGTAAGAATAGTTTATTCTGGTGCAACACAAGGTTGGATTCCAACAAGTGATGATGATGTTACTTTAGAAACTCCACAAGGATATGCTATAGATTATTTAGTTATCGCTGGTGGTGGAGGAGGTGGATTTGATGCTGGTGGAGGAGGAGGTGCTGGAGGTTATAGAAATTCTTATAGCACAGAATCTTCAGGTGGTGGTGCTAGTTCTGAATCTGCGTTCTTTCCTGTTTCTACAGGAACAGTTTTTACAGTAACAGTTGGTGCTGGTGGTTCAGGTTCAACAGTTAATACAAATCAAGGAACAGATGGTAGTACAAGTTCTATTTCTGCACCATCATTTACAACAGTTTCTTGTACTGGAGGAGGAGGTGCTGGTTCTAATAATAATAATACTGGTAGAGATGGTGGTTCTGGTGGAGGTGGTTCAAGAGCAAATAGTGCTTCTGGTGGTTCTGGTACTGCTAATGAGGGTTTTGATGGTGGTAGTGGTCAGCCAAGTCCAAACAATGTTGGAGGAGGTGGAGGAGGTGCTGGTGCATCTGGTACAACGGCTTCTAATGTTGCTGGAGATGGTTTAAATTCATCTATAACAGGTTCATCAGTAGGTAGAGGTGGTGGTGGTATGGGTTATTCAAATCCATCTACACCTTCAACATCTTTTGGTGGAGGTGGAGGTTCTGGCCCATCAGTAAGTCCATCACCTAATGGAGTTGCTAATACAGGTGGTGGTGGAGGAGCTGGTAGTAGTTCTGTACCTCAAGAGGGTGGAAATGCTGGA